CTATAATTTTCTCCAAGCATAAATGCAGAATATTGTTTAAACAAGTCCGCAAAATTTGCAATCATCTTTGAATTGTTACTTTTTATTCTTAAATGAATAATTAATGGATCTGTATAATTTGGTGCAGTGCTAGCCGAAAAAGCATAATTTGTTAAAACATTCATTACTTCTGAAAATTCTAGATAATTATATGTTTCTTTTACATAATTATTGTCTAAAATAGAAGTAGACACAACCGGATTGTCATCAATCGAATATATTTCGAAATCAAGTCCTCGACAGCCTTGTTTTAATACATTAATTAAATTACACGTGTCAACATAATCATTTTTATAACTTCCACCACTACAGCAATTATAAGCGGTTTTAATGTAATAATCCTGCAAATTAAATTGGCATTGTTTGGAGGATGCGTTCAATGGTTTAATTTTTGTATTCACTGTGCCATAAATGTTATTCATAAATGTACATTCTCTGCTTCTTAAACCAGTAATATAAAAATAATAAAATATTCCTGAAATTATAACAACTAGACTAATAACAAAAATAATTACTTGTGGAGTGTTTTTGTCCATATTTATTATATATAAGAAGTATTTAAAAAATATAAAAATACTTATATATTAATGGGTGGAGGTCTTTTAAATTTAGTAAGTCAAGGTCAGCAAAACGTTATATTAAATGGCAATCCTAGTAAAACATTTTTTAAAACAACCTATGCAAAATATACCAATTTCGGATTACAGAAATTTCGTGTAGATTTTGATGGCTCTAGAACATTGAGATTGACTGAAGAATCCACCTTTGCATTTAAAATACCTAGATATGCTGATTTATTAATGGATTGTTATGTTTCGTTTGAGTTGCCTTCTATTTGGAGCCCCATTTTTCCACCTCAACAAAATTCACCAAATGAAAATCCTGATTGGGTTCCATATGAATTTCAATGGATAAAAAACATCGGTGCACAAATGATTAAAAATGTCACGATTACATGTGGTAATCAAACATTACAGGAATTCTCCGGTGCATATTTATTATCGATGGTTCAACGCGATTTTAGTGGTGCTAAAAAAGAATTGTTTGATAGAATGATTGGAAATGTGGTTGAACTAACAGACCCTGCCAATGCGAGTGGGCGTGTAAATAAATATCCAAACGCATATTATAGTCCAAGTGTTCCTGGTCCGGAACCATCTATTCGCGGAAGAACATTGTATATTCCATTAAATGCATGGTTTAATTTAAAAACACAAATGGCATTCCCATTAGTCGCGTTACAATACAATGAATTGCATATAACCATTACATTACGACCCATTTATGAGTTATTCACTATTCGTGATGTAATGGACCCACTTAATCAATATCCGAGAGTTGCTCCGAATTTTAATTTATATTATATGCAATTTTATCGGTTTCTTCAACCTCCTCCTGACATATGCCTTGGAGTAAATTCATATGTAGACACACGAACTTTATGGAATTCTGATATTTATTTGAACTGCACATATTGTTTTCTCTCTAATGACGAAGCCAGGTTGTTTGCTTTAAATGAACAAAAATATATGTTTAAACAAGTGAGACAAACTATTTTCTATAATGTTACTGGATCAAATAAAATACAACTAGATTCGTTGGGTTTAGTTACAAGTTGGATGTTTTATTTCCAACGAAGCGACGCAAATTTGCGAAATCAATGGTCTAATTATACAAATTATCCATATGGATATGTTCCATTTAATGTCGTTCCTGCTCCTGTTGATGGCATGTTTCCAGTACAACAATACGATGGATGTTCTTCACTAACGATTGGGCCTGGAATAAACATTGGCACACCTGGCACGCCTACTGGTTTAATGATTACCCCTGTTTATACAATTGACAACATACAAGAAATATTACTTACATTAGGTATACTTTTAGATGGACAATATAGAGAGAACTCGCTGCCTGTGGGAGTGTTTAATTACATTGAGAAATATGTTAGAACTATGTCAAACGCACCGGATGGATTGTATTGTTATAATTTTTGTTTAACGACAGACCCATTTGATTTGCAACCCAGTGGAGCTTTAAACACAAATCGTTTTAATTTAGTAGAATTTGAATTCACGACAATCACACCTGCCTTGGATCCAAACGCTCAAACACTCAGCATTTGTAATCCTGAAACCGGAAATATTATTGGCATTAATAAACCGACATGGAGAATTTATGATTACAATTTCAATATGGTGCTGTTTGAAGAGAGAATTAATGTTGTCACTTTTGTTGGTGGAAATGCTGGATTAATGTATGCAACATAATAATAATAAGTTTGAATTCCTGAATGTCTTTTATTAAATAGTTTCTCTCTTCATTAATTCTTCAAGGGTTTAAATCTTCGCTGGTTTAACTCGGCGGCAATGCTGGATTAATGTATTTAGCATTTAATGTAATATATAAAATCAAATATATATATATGAATGATTTAATTAATCAATATACAAAAATCTTGGATGATTATAATAAATCTCAAGATGATTATTTTAATTTATTAAAAACAGCGGAGCAAGAACCCACCGCGGCGGTTACTGTCAATCCTTATATTATTATAGGAGTTGGAACAGATGGAAAATTGTATAGTAAAGACAATATAGATTCTCAATGGGATTTAATAAATGATAACAGTGACAGATGTGTAGCTGTTTGTAAAACGAATGATGGAAAAGGGTTGTTAGGAATAGGTTCAGATAACAAGATATATACAAAACAACATTATTTAGATAATTGGAGTGGACCCATACAAAATTCGTGTTGTGTGTTAGATATTGCAATGGGTCAAGATGGGACAATTGTTGGTGTTGGGACGGATCATCAATTGTGGTCAAAATCTAGTTTAAATGATAGTTGGTCACTAACGGCATCGCCTGGAGAATGGTGCGGTTCAGTTGCGATTGCACCAGATGGTTCAATATATGTTTCTGGTAGTGACTTGAATATATATAAAAAAGGAAATTACACAAATCTATCTAGTCAATCCTGGCAAAACGTCGGCAATTGTTGTGTCTACACGTCTATTGATATTACAAATACCGGAATGTTTATTGTTATTGGCAGCGGTAATGCTTTGTGGTCAAAACCAAATTATAAAACTATTACAACTGATAGTTATATTGGACCTCATGCTTCTAGTTGTTGTGTGAAAAGTGTTACAAGTGTTACAAATGATCCACAACATGTTAATAGTGGCAAAAAATTAAAAACTATCAAAGGATTTTCTTTTTTGGGAAAAGGCGAAATTAAAAGAACATCTACCACATTAAATAATTGTAGTGAATTATGTGAAAATGATAATAATTGTACAGGTGCCAATTTTAATAATTCTAATTGTTCTTTAAGATATGGTGAAGGCGATATTATGCCTAGTATATCAGCCGGAGCTTATGCTATTGTCTCACTGAAACAACAATATTTACAAAGAATGCAAGGATTAAATAGGCAACTTACAGAAATAAATAACAAAATTATAAGTATAACTGGGACCCCTTCCAGTGAACTCACTAATGAAGGCAACAAATTGAAAAATGATTATGATAAATTAAAACAGGAAAGAGAACGTATATATAAACTTATGAATGAATATGAGGATTTAGAAGAGACGAATAATTATTCTTATTTAAATGTGAGTAGTTTTTATAATAAATATATTTTTTATTCAATAATAGTAACATTAAGTATCATTATTATCATTCTTATTATGAAAAATATGCATTAGAAGATAGAGGACCTTCATCCATAAATTCTCCGGTGACTGAATATCTTTTTGAATAATCCGGCATATTTGGCAGACCACGCGGTTTATATCTTTTATCAAATAGTTTATTCTCTTGATTAAACGCGGAACGCCACACATTTGTTCCGAAATTCGCTTGTGGTGCCGGTTCAAACTGGTATTCTCCATTACCATATAGTTTTGCTTGTGTTCCAATGTCAGTAGTTAAAGTAGAATAAGAAGGGGTAACTCCAGCAGTCAATTTGCCGGCATTATTGTTTCCTGGAACATTATCTTTTGCCGGAGGCAATGGAGGAACGAAAGGCTGACAACCAGGACAATCTATATCTGACAAACATTGTTGTCCTGTTTTAGAACATCG